CTTAGCGGTCAGTGCCATGTAAGGTTCCTGCTACGGGAAAGTAGCGTCATCACGACGCGAAAAAAGCCGTCATCTCGACGGGTTAAAAACTCGGTGCGGACCTCAACGGTCGGCGGGTGCCATCCTTATCGGCGCGGATGCTGTAGCTGCCAATCAAATGCTCGAACTGCGCCCGGAAGTCGGTCCACTGCGGGTCGAACCAGGGGCGGTTACTCATGCGGGTCAGCCGGTACTTGGCGCCCGCTTCCAGCGCCTCCAGATGCTGATCGCACAGAAACGCCGGGATGGACGTCGCATTGCGCAAGGGCGCCAGGATCATCGTGACTTTGATGACGCCCGCCTTTTCAGCGGCCGGGGCCAGTGCCAAAGTCTCGGGATTGGGCCGGTAGAAGCCGAGCGGTAACCCGGTCGGGTTCAGCTTGGTGATCTCGTTGGCGTCCTGGCGGGTGATGGGCTGAATGGGTTCGCCATCCCACAGCACCTCTTTGAGATCGGTGATCATCGCGTCATCGCTAGGCGTCAGCGCGATGTTTTGCGTGCCGGCTGCGAGGGTGCGGCTCTGCGTGTTGGCATAAATCTGGGTGCGCTCGCAGAACTCGATCGTCGCCCACAGCAGCGCCTGAACCACGATCGGAATCGGGCAGTCGAGCATCATCGGCCCGACCATGGATTCGAGTGTCACCGTATCTTCAGACGTGGTGTAAGCCATTACCGGTCGTATGCTCGCTTGCCCATAATGTCCTGCACATACTTGCGCAGGCGCGTGGCGTTCCATTTCGGATCAACCGTCTGGCCCAGTTCGCGCTGCAGATAAGCCTGCAGGGCGGGTTTATCCATGGCGCCGAGGTCCACCAGGGGCGGTTCCGTCACAGGTTCTTCTGGAATTTCAACAGGTTCAACGGTGTTTGTGTGACCTACGATTTCCCAATTGCCAGGGTGTATCGCCAGCGCCGATTCAAAGCTGTCGGCGACTTCCAGCACCTCATCCTGTGCCCAGGTAATGTCCTGGCCATTCAGCCGGTAGACCTGGCTCGGCTTGGGGCCGATGTACTTGACCTTGATCATGGATCCGCTCCATAAAAAAGGGCGCCACACAGGACGCCCTTCACGAATTAAAGGCCCGGCACCAAGGCCGGGCGAGACTTACTTAGGTCCGAGCAACTTGCCGTTGATCAGTACCGTGATCGCACCGGAGGCACCGGTATTGATGGTGCCAAAGACAGCCTGCAAGAAGCTGTCCTTCTCCACCCGAACGGGCGCAGCCAGGAGGTAGTGGACACCGTTTGCGGCAGCCGTACCGGCGGCATAGTCGTCCAGGAACGCATCGGCGTCACCGGTTGAGCCATCGACCGGGGCAAAGCCCAGATCCAACGGTGCCGCGGTGCCGAGGTCGGCATTCTGGATGGTGATCGACCGGATCTCGGTGCCGGCCGGAATGACCAGGAAGTTCCACAGATCGCCCGTTGCCGGGGTCGCGGTGATGGATGCCTGGTCGCTGTAGTCATAACTGCGCTCACTGGTCGGCGAGCGAGTCAGCGTGCTTGCGGTAACAATAGCCATAGATATTCCTCGAAATGAAAAGGGGCCAATCCCAAGATCAGCCCCGATAGGGGATCGATCAGAGCTTCACGACGGAATCGACCACAGCGACACCATAATCGGTCGGTTCGCTGTTGCCGTTCTTGTCGGCGAAGTTGAAGCGCAGCTTGCTCATGCCGAACATCGCGTCACCTGCCACCTCGATGCCGCGCTTGAAGTTGTACTCGCGCTCCATCCAGTTGAAGACACCGCCGTTGCCGTTGTTGCGACCATAGGCCATCGCCAGCGCCTGACCACCGGTGAGGATGGCGCGCTCAACCGCAAAGCCGCTGATGCTGCCAATCGTCACACTGGACTCGGTGCCGGTATAGCGATCGCCGACCGCGACATACTTGACGCCGGCTTCTGCCGACTCGAAGCGCACGGTAAACCGCGGCAGCTTCTTGACCAGGATGCCGTTCCACAGGCCCGGTTCGCCGCTGAACAGCGGGTGCTTGGAGCCATAGGACTTGCGGACCCATGCGTTCTGCAGGAAGGTTCTCCAGGTATTGGAGGTGCCTCCGGACGTCTGCATGTGATACCACTGGCGCGGGGTGACCCACAGAATGGCCTTGATCGGCTCGTCAGACGCCGCAGGATCGTCCGCCACCTTGACGTTCGGCATCGGGAACTCCTGGTCATCCAGCAGCAGCGACAGGGTGTCGATGTGCTCCAGCGTCATGATGTCGGTGTTACCGATACTGTTAAGCTGGGCACCACCTTGAATGATGTTGCCGGTCGACGCCGTATCCACCACGAAGTGGCGGTTATAGGTCGGTGCCTTGATGCTGTTGACCGCGATGTCGGAGAAGTCCACATCGCCCGCGGTCGGTATGATCCAGTCACGACCGGTCATGGAGCCACGCGCACCGGCTAGGTGGCAGATCGCCATCTGATCGTAGAGACGCGGGAAGTAGCCTTCGAGCTGGGCCATCGCCACACCACGCAGGTTATGCACGGTGCGCTGGTTGCCCATCTTGGCGCCCGCATCCACCGCCTTGGTCAGCAGATCAATGCGCACGTCCATGCTGGAAGAGGTCAGCTTTTCGCCAGTGCCTTCCGCCGAACGATCGCCGACGATCGGCTTGCCGTTGATGGTGTCGAAGAGGTCAACCGAGACGGTATCGCCCTGGGTCTTGGACAAATCGGTGACGCGCACGATAGGCATCGTGGCGGCCGTCTGGCCTTTCAGCTTAGACTCGGCGGATCCCTGGTTAGGGGCTTCACCGGTCAGGGTTTTGGTAAAACTCGGCGCCTGAATGATTCGGGCAAACAGGGCCGCGCCATAGATTTTGCGGGCTAACGGAGAACCCACAGGTACAGTTGTTTGTGCCATTTAAGTGTCCTGCAATGGGATAAGGCGTCATCACGACGCGCATAAAAAAACCGCCCTCTCGGCGGTTCGCGGTTACTTCATTCGGCGGATGAATTCCTCGGGATCCAGTCGCGCCAATTGAGCAGGGTCCATATTGAGAAAATGGTTCTGCAGATCAATCGTGCTCATGGACTCGGAGAGTTCAGTCGCCTCCGGACTGCTACCCCCGCGCAGATCGGAGAGCGTGTTGATCGTCAGCTCTTCTTTCTGCACGGGCTTGGCGGCAGGTTTTCGGACGGGAGACTGATAGGCCGCGGGGACTTTCACCGGGCCGTAGTCTTCCTCCAGACGTGCCACAACGGCTGCAAAGCGTTCCTCCACGGAAGCGTTCTTCCATTTCGGCTTGACTTGCATGTCGCTGTCGATCGCAACGGCGGCTTCCCACAGTTGCGTGTCCCCTTCTTCACTGCGCAAGTACCGCAGCACCGGATTCGCATCGATGGCCGCATTGACCATCTCGGCGTCCTGCTGCAGCTTGGCCTCCCGCTCACGGTTAAAGTGCGCGGCGATTTCCTGGACTTGCTGCCGTTGCGCGTCGACTTCCTGGCGAAGGCGTAGGTTCTCCGCTCGCATCTTGGCGTTGGCTTTGGCGAGTTCCGGGAACTCCTCCTCAAACGCCTTGAGTTCAGGATCATCCATATCAACGGCCGCTTCGACCGGCGTACCAGACGCCTTGGCTTGCTGCAGCATCTCCAGCTCACGCTGAAGTTGGGCGTTCTGTTCAGCCAGGGCACGCTTCGCTTCCCGCTCCTGCTTCAACACAGCAAAGGGAATCGCATGCTTGCCATCAGCCGACAGCACGGGGGCCTCCTCGTCTTCCTCGGTCTTGACCGCCTCGGGGGACGACTCCGATTCCGCAGGATCCTCGTCCTGCGCTTCATCCGGTTCAGGCGACTCGGTCTGCGCGCCACCCAGAAGCCTGATCAGCGCTTCCGGATCGGTTGGCAGTGAGCCGGGGTCAAGCTGATTCAGATCAAATTCAGCCTGCACGTCAGGGTTGACGTTCTCATCAGTCATCGTCTTCTACTTGCATTTATCGGATGCATCCGTGTGGGTGAGCCATTGCTCTGCGTCGCTTCCCAG